GGATCTTTTTCGTTAGGGCTACCTAACTCGATAGCCGCAAAATCATTTATTCCGGTCTTACCCGCTGTGGGGGTATAAAGTACATGAGGCCATAAAGGCACGTCATCAATTGCGAGGTTTTTAAAGGCTAGCCGATCTTCTGCTTCGTCATATTTTCCACTAGAATAAGCTAAAGCAGAGATAGCATAAGAAGAGGAATCGTCGTTCTCTGTTACGTTAATTACTCTATAGTTCGAAAAGTTCCCACTAATGTATTCGTCGGTAGTTTTATCGTTGATTTCTGCGCTCCACACTAAATTAGAACCCGAAAAACACCCGCCAGAATAACTTTCTTTAGCGGAACCGTTTACATAATCATTCGTATATCCAGTGATAACATAATTATCAAAATCTAATTGGTTTCCCGTTCCGATGGGGGTGTTGTCATCCAACATAAGCCCAGTATGAAAATAAATTTGAGTGGCTATTCCGCTACCACCTTCTTCATAATCCGAATTATAGTAACCTGATATAGTTTGGGTATGGTTCCCTAAGAAATATAAGTCCTGAACACTTGTTCTTTTTACATCATCATCTGAGTTTAAATCTGAAATGCCAGTAGATTCGTAATTGTAAGTAGGGGTCAACAGGGAAAATTTGTAAACCTTCTCTTTTGTAAAAGAAACTGGGGCGTCTAAGATAATACTGTTTCCTGTTACTGGACCTTGAATGTCTCCGAGGGTGTATTTGCCATCAACCATTTCAGGTTTAGGATAGGTAATATTAGAAGGGCTTGTAATTACCGGGGTTACAGCATTTGTTCTCCCTCGAAAGTTTAAGGGAGTTCGGAACTGGTCGTAAATTTGAACTATGTCGCCGGGGCGTAAATAGGCGCCGTCTTGACCAACAGTAAACGTAACACTTTCGGTTTCTTGAGCTTCACTCAGTAAAAGCCATTCTCCAAATCTACGAGCCTGCCCGCGACTAGTGCACCCAAGAGCAGTAGTTTCAATTTGGCGTATTCCGTATCTTTTTATTGACTCCTCGTTTTCTACATATTCTACTGCAGGGGTATAAAGATTAAGCTTGTCTATATATCTAACCACAGCAACGCTATGTCGCGCTTTTTTAGAGGAAGAAGAGTAGTTAAAATCTCCTTCAAGAACATTAGTGTTATTAAACTGATAAAGGGCTTTTTTGAAAGAATCTTGTACGGCATAAATTAATCCATTTGCATAGTAAGTGAGACCCCTAAAAATAGAAGAAAGGTCATTAAGTACTTTATAAGCTTCCTCGCGAGACGTTATTAAATGATTCATGGTGAACCGAGGCTCAACGTTACCATTTCCGTCAGGCACTAGAACGTCACAGTATTGAGAGATCTCATAAAGAGCCCATTTATCTAAGGCATTTTGATCAATGAAATCCCCTAAGCCGTAACGGGGATTGGTAACTAAATCATAAAAACACCAAGCCGGGTTATCCGTCCATTTTTTTTCAACTAGGGACCCGGCGCCTTCTACTGGAGCATCTTCTCCATTTTGCCACCTTTCTATTTCCTTGAACCCTCCGTCCCAATAGTGATTTGCATCTGTGCCCATTTGACTAGTTGATCCCGGAATGTAACCTTCTGTCGTAGCTCCTACTTCACCATTGACGTTAGGATAGGTTCTTTGATCGGGGAAGGGGGTTTGGCTGCCGAGCCTTTTCCATGAGCCTTGAATAGTCTGGCCGTCTCCAACAGCGTAATTAGTGCTTAATTCTAAAATTTGCCCTCCTCGAAAATATACTAACTGACCTTTTCTTAATGGGGTATTGATATTAACGGTGGGCCAATTATCAACAACTATAGCGTCACTTCTACCGTACGTTTTTAAAATAGGGTTATAGTTATTAGGTATTTTTACTTTTGTAAGTTTCGTATCATATGACCTTTGGGGAATACGAGTAAAAAATTCTGCATCAAACTTAGAATACATCATTGAGCTATAGGGATAGCGGAGTTTCGTTCCGTAGATCTCAACAATAGAATCAACAAAAGATACATTTTTAAGATAGGCTGTTAATGACTCGGGAGTAGTTCGAATAACTTTAATCTTCCATCCCGCGAACCCCGGTTGATCTATATAATTTTGCGCGAAGTTAATAGTGGTAGACCTTATATATATTTGATCTACGTGACCTTCAACTCTTTCCGTTTTAAAATAGGTCCACGCTTTATTTAAGGGGGTTTGACCATTGATTTCGTCAGAATAAAAATCAAAAATAGGTTGATAGTATATATTGTACTGTATCTCCCGAGCTTTGACATCTCCGTATCCAACTGGGTCGGGTTTTTTCCCTTTTTCATAAACTTTAGGAGCGTCTTCGCTGCGAATCTGTTCAAATAACTGACTAATTCTTACTCGTAATTGCGCTTTGGTGCATTCATTGTTTAGTATACTGTAGGTTTTAGCTACTGCATCTATACGTGAATCGTTAACTAAGGCTCCCGCGTCAACAGTGGTTGAGGGCTCTGTCGTCCCTCCTTGCACAGACACTCCATATAGTCTTTCTCCTATGGATCTCTCAACTGTTAAGTCTAAACTTTCGCTAGCTGGAAGGGCAGTGTTTAATTTCGCCAAGTTCCCTTCGGGAAGGCCCTTGGAATATTCAAGGTTAATGTTCGTAAAATTGTAATAACCGTTTTGATCTACTACTGGAGTGTCATTCCAGTATACTGACCTGAGAAAACCGAGAGAAGTTTGGGGACTGTCACTACCTAAGCCTGTGGCTGTATAAGTAGTAAAGCTCTCACCCGTAAAGTATCCCGTGTATCCAGCAGTTCCTATAAAACTGTAAGTGCCTGATACTAGTCCCTCTATTTCCCCCTCCCCTAATAAGTCTATAACTTCGGCATCCGAATCAACCACCACCAACTGATTGGGCATTGCGATATCATCAGAGTGCACACCCTTTTGATCAACTATTGTGGGGCGGGCTACCGTATCTTCTCCAAATCTTCCCATATTATTCTATCTCCTTTTGCATTTGGCGGATTCTATCGTTCACTTTTCTATTAACAGTGCTAACGTTATAACGAAGGGCATAATCCATTCTTCCCCATGCGTCATTTTTAGGTACGCCTCCATCAACGTCAAAGTGATCAGTTGCTGCTTGTATAACTTGACTGCCGACAAGAAGCCTTCCGTACCCTACGAAAACAGGGCCTCCTTCTCTTGTTACGTTTTGAGGCCCGGAAAAAGTATAAGGGGGCCTACCTCCTCCTTCTATTTCCCTAAAGTCGTCAAATTCAGGATCCGGAGTCAAAAGGTTAGCGACTCCTGCCGCTACAAGGCCAATACCAGCTATTACCATGCCTCCGTAAACACTACCCCACGCTGCTCCTGCTGCTATCCCTACTCCTCCCACCCAGATCAAAGCTACCCCTAAGATAACAGTAAACCAATCCATCCAGTCGTCAGAACCCTCTATAACCGGTATTATATCTATAGTGCGTAAATTTGAGATTTTATCTAAACAAAGCTGAGAAGACATTAGTCCATCTCTTGTGTTTGGGTCTTTACCTTCTTCCATAAAAAAATCGTCTCCATTAATTAAAACCCTGTATTTTATTTTTTCTTTGTCGTTTTTAATTAAGGACGAATAAAGTTTTTTGCAGTTAGATTGAACGCCGCTAATTGCTTCTTTCACATTATCAGCTACGAGTCGCCATTGTGTTCGGCCAACCTGTTCCGCTAAAACTCCATGTATTGTAACTTGGACTCTATTCATTGATCTGGGTATGTCTATATATTTTGTAAATTTTTCTCTGAATAACGGGAGTTAACACCTCCGTAGTAGGAAACCTTTTCCGTGGATGGTGATACATCATTCCGTCCCCCAAATAAACCCCTACGTGACATGGCCCCTCTCCTTTTATCATTTCAAATACTATGACGTCATGTTTTTTTAAAGATTCTATATTGTCCCATTCTTTTTCTATTACTGTTTGTTCAGGGTTGTCTACGCCTAAGTCCAGAGCCGCTTGATTTAAGTCAAACAGATCTTGAATTAAGTAAGGGTTTTTCTTGAGCCATTTTTTCCCAAGATCATTATTACCTTTTACTTTTACTCCTAGGTTTTTATAGTAATCTTTAACAAGGGTATAGCAGTCGGTTTTTCCGAGCACAAACTCTGTTCCTATATCTACCGTTCTTTCTTTTTTTGGGTCAAAGCATAGAAAGTTTTTGCTTTTCACATGATATAAAACAAATGGAAGATTGTGACTGCGGCTCATTTTTTTATCTTCTTGAGAAAAATTGTCGTTATCGGAAATATGAGAATGATAAACGGCTTTTATTTTTTCTTTTCTTGAGGTTTTTAAATACTCAAAAGGAGATATAGTAAAGTGGCCCGCAGGGTTTTCGGATACGTTAGAGCATCTTACTACAGAATCCGAGAGTACAAATCCGCAAGATTCTTCATTGGAATTTTCTTCTGAGTGAGACTGGATTTCTTTTTTTATAAGATCTGAAAGCATTTTATCGTCCTCCTGCTACCTTTCTTGCAGCTGGGAAACCCCCATAGGGAAGGCCGCCTATAGTTTCTCCATCGAGCTCTCTGAGAGGGCCGCCAATAACGCAACCGCTTTTTGTTGCTGCACCGGGGCTAGAAGCGCCCCACCTTATCCTGCAGCCGCCTAGGGTTTTTGAGCAGGCGTCAGCTACCCAATAATTAGTATTTGGGGGAGGATTTTTTCTATTCTGGGCTTCAGTTATGTCAACTTTTGCGACAAAATAATATTTAATTTTATTTTTAATAATATATGTATAGTCTCCTTTGTTGTAAGCGTACCATTCTTCTTCGCCATCGTCGTTGGTGAAAGAACTTGATTTCGCATCTATATTCCATTCTTTTTTATCCGTTTTTAAAGGGCCACCAATCACGGAGGTTATAGATTCATCTTTATCAGTCGCGATAGGGGGTGCGTTATCCGGTAGGGCGAATTCCGGAGTAGTTAATCCCGCTTTCTGGAGGATAGGTACTTGTTCAATAAACTTCCCCGCAGAATTTTTAGTTTCATCTTCGTAAGCTTCTTGGTACCAACATCCCGGCCCGCGATAATTCCAGTTGCACTTGTCGGCTATAATCACCCGACGAGGAATTTTGACTCCTTCTAAATCTAAAATGGAAGAAAGTTGGTACTGCAGCGTAGTCTTGTTCTCCCCGGTCTTTCTTTCGATAAAGTAAATATCTTTAGGTAGCTCCGCATTAGGGTCGGGCTCATATCCTGCAGGGAGTTCTTGAAGCCGAGGAGAAAACTTGCGGTCTCTTGGGTTGGCTCGCAGCACAGTATCAAATTCAAAATTTTCCCAATCAAGATATTTGGCAAATGTTCTTCTTCTTGTCACTTTGCAGCCTACGATATCTCCATATTTTAAAATTTCATGTTTTAGTAGGGTCAGCAAAGTAACCCCTTCATCGGTTTGACTTGCAATCGTTAAGGTAGGAGTTGGTAGCGTTCCTTTACTGGAAGACTCGAATCCTCCAGCATGAATAGGAACAGGCCAATAATCTTTTCCGTTCCATTTTATTTTAGAGTTAAAGATTTTAATATTATTATGAAAACGTAAGATATTATCTACTGCTCCTGTGAATCCTACTTCTGCCGCGTCAACGGACAGCGCCGGAACAGACTTAGCTTCCAACAAAGTGGATAAATCTATTTCAAATAAAGTAATAAGCGCGGAAGGTGTTAGGTTAGACAGCTCAAACGCTAAAGACTTAATTGAGGATTTGGCTTGGTCCTTTGTCATTTACTTTAATTATTCTCTTGGGTAAGGGTGGCAGTAACGGTATAGTTGTTATAAAAAATAAAATTACTATTAAAATTGGGGCAAACAAACCTTTTGCGGAAACCTCCCACTGTATTATCTGCGTATAAGTTAGATAGCTCTTTGATTGCGAAGCTTTCTACTGCCTTCCGAGCTTTCAAGAAGTGTAATATGGCTCGAGCTTCCCGCTCGGTCCTTTTGTCAAAGGTTATGTCCATGTCGATAAGTTGAGAGAATACTCCGTCAGGATTCCTTTGTTCATAGCCATTGCCGTATTTAACTACGTTAACCTTGGGGTTATGCCTAACCGAAACATTGTACGAGGGCTTCCAGAGGAAAAATGGAATTTTTTGGTTGTTGACAGATACGTATCCTCCCCAGTTTGTACCATCGTCTTCAGGTTCGGTGGCGGTATTAGATCCTGTCAAATTGTAGTAATATTTGGTGTTTTTAGGGATGTTATTAGAGCTGGACGTTCCCTCTATATACTCTATTCGTGCCACTATATCGTTTTTAGAGTACGTCTTATTAGCGACCCACGTTTCTACATTATAAATACTATTATCGAACGCCATTTTCCCTTAATCCTTTATTTATTATATTACACACAAAAAAGAGTGTAAAATAAAGATAAGGTAATGTTAGGAAGAATTAGGAGAAACGCGGAAAGTATCACTATTAACGGTACTGGAATACAAGGAGTGACGGCGGCATCATTTAATTATGAGTCCGTTGCCGGTTCTCCGCTTTCTAGCTTGGGGATAGATCGTATCAGGTA